AAACACTGGCTTAATAAAATCCCAACCAGCCATAATGCCGCTCCATAAGAAACCAAATATGACTCCAAGACCTTCAATTTGAGTTTTGATTACATTACCTACAATGTCCACAATCCAATCAAATACTGGCTTTATTCCACTCCAGCCTCCAGTAATTATGCCCCAGACAAAACCAATTGCATCACCAAGAATTTTAAAAGCCTTAGTGGCAACATCGCTTACAACACCCCAGGCTTTTGAAAATACTGTTCCAATCCATGAACCAACTGTTTTCAGTATTCCCCAAACAAAACCAATTGCATCACCAAGAATTTCAAAAGCGTGTGTTGCAACATAACTAATCACATCCCAAACTTTTGAAAACGCTGTTCCAATCCATGATGCTACTTTCTTCAAAGTATCCCAAAACAAAGGAATAACAAAGCTTAAGTAATCCCAATACAGAGAGGCAGCTTTCTTTAGCAAACCCCAGGCTGCACCAAATACTGAACCAATCCAAGACCCTACTGTTTTCATAACTTCCCAAGCAACGCCAAGAGCATCCATGATGCCTTTAAAAACCGCTACCGCAATAGTCCCTACGGCATCCCAGACAGTTGAAAACACATTACTGATCCAAGAGCCTACTGTTTTCAAAAACTCCCAGGCAACGCCCAAGGCACCTACAAACGCATCCCAGACTTTCGCCAGTAATGGACCGAAGACATCTTTCATATAACCAAAGAATCTTCTAACCACTTCATAGATAATCACAAATCCTGCAACAAATATCAACCACAATGAACCAACATTCTCATGCCACCAATCAATAAATCCTTTGACTGTTCCATAGATGAAATCCCAAGCTTTGACAGCTACATCTTTAATTATATTAAACGCACTCACGAGACCACCAATGATGAAATCAGCGAGATCAACAAGGGCACCAACAACTTTCTTAATGATATACCATGTGCTTTCAAGAACAATCTTGATTCCCCATGTAGCAACAACTGCGGCTACCAGACCAATTAATGCAGCTAGGCGAGCAAAGAATACAACAATTGGATTGGAAGCAATAGCTTTAAATACATCAAACAATATTTTAAATGGAGCAATAAGGATATTTAGTATAGTCTCCCCAACCCCTTGGAGAACCGAAATTATATTTCCGAACACGCCCCCAACTCCATCAAATATTTTGCTCAAATCAAAACCGCTAAAGACACCTTTTATGAAATCAATAGCGCCAGAAACAATACTTTTTATCTTGTCAAAGACACCCTTGATAATTCCAAATCCAACTTCAAATGGACCCGACAATCCTCCCTTGAGGAAATCAAATGTCTTGATAATCAAATCAATTGCTATCTTGATTATTCCAACAATAATGTCAAATGCAAGCTTAAACGCCTCAACAATAAGCTTAATTGGACCGCCAATTCCAACTGTAAATACCGCTCCGATAATCTTATAAATAAAGTCAATAGCTCCAGAAATAATATCTGCAAGGACACCCACTACCCCAGTAGCCAGGTTTATTACAAAGCCAATTATGTTAAATAATGGTACCTTGATAAAGTCAAGTGCGATTGTAATTCCACGAAGCACTCCGACTATTGCAATAACAACTCCAGCAATTGCACCAAGAACTCCTAGAACTATTTTCTTACCAAAATCAATAATTGGACCAAAGAGTGAATCAAAAATTTGTTTTACGCCATCCCAGACTGCGCCAAGGAAACCCATAACAGGATCTTTCAGCATCTGGAAGCCAGTTTTGAAGAAGTCAATCACACTCTTGAATGTGTCATTTACCATGTCTCTAAACCACTTGAACTTAATGTACATATAAATGATTACTCCAATGACAACTCCTACCGCCGCAACAATTGCAGCTGCAGTTACAGAGATAGCACCAATCGCTGTTGCTATTGTTGATGTAAATGGCATTACCACTGTCATTAATTTACCAAAGCCAATAGCAATGGTCGTGAATATTCCTTTCAAAACAAAGAACCCAGCAATCACGCCAACAGCGCCAAGAATTGCTGTTTTTACAGGACCAAGTGCTTTTGCAAGATTTTCTGCACCTTCAGCAAGTATTCCAAAGAAAGAGAATTTCTTAGGATCCATAGCAGAGCTAATATCTTCAACAGGTTTTCTTGCCAAGTGCTCACCTGATTTAACCATGATTCTTTCTTTCCCTAGACTGTCGTAGCCACTGCCAGTGGGTGATGTTGCAGAATCGCCAGCCCCGCCTCCAGATTGTGATCTAATTGCTTCTATTCTTGCAATTTTTTTCGCAAGATCCTCAAGCTCTGGGAAAAGCTTATTGTATTCAGCACCCATCCCAGCAAACAATGTTTTAAACTCATCATAAAGATCGCCCTTTAGAGCACGAAGCTTGCGTTTCATTTCGCCAATCATCGCTTCAGTAGCCGACCTGCCTGCTTCAATCCAAATAGCGTCTACATTTAGACCGCCCATGATTGTTGAAATTTTTGTGATAAACGGAGTAACTGATTCAGTAATCACTCCATCACTAAAGGCTTGTTTAAATGCGTCTGGCATTCCATTTGCCATTGCATATGCTGAGCCGAGAATTGAGCTTGCATCGCCAGTTCTCACCTCTGCACCAAAGGACATCTTTGCTTGATCAACCAACTTCTGCATGGTCATACTGAACATTCCAACTGATGGATCAGTTGAATTCCTAATTATTGAAGGGAGTGATGTCATTGCAGCTTCAAATGTTTTGTTTATTTCTCCAGAGAAACCTTGAACAGCCCCGCCAATTTCACCTAGCAGAGCACTAAACTCTTCTTTTGTTGAGAAACCCTTGTTCAAAATCTTTTCAAGGTTAATATCAAATTGCTTTTGCATTTCATCAAATGATTGAGCCATGATATCTTTTTCACGATTAATAACTGCAATAGCAATTGATCTCTGTTGCTCCTGAAGCGTCTTTGCCCTTTCAGTATCTAAATTGGTGATATCCTTGCCAGCGGCTTGGTCTGATTTTCTAAATGAAAGATCAAGGGAGCGAACATCTTCAGTACGACCTTCGTACTTAGCTATCTTCCTTTCTCTCAAGTAGTTCTCTTTATCAAGAGATCTAGAACGAATCATTTCACGGCGCTTCTCTTCATAATCCATTTTTGCCGTTAATTCTTCTTCGGCTTTGCCGAGGGCTTCAATTGCAGAAATTTGCGTGTCAAAAGCTTTCATCGCTTCTTCTTTTTGCTTATCAATAGCTTCTTTATAATTTTCTGTAATCTTGCCTATTTGGTCATCAGCCTTTCCAAAGAAAGAACCAGTCCAGTCTTCCTTCATTGAAATAAGCTTGTCCTTTATGCCCTTAGCTATTGCCTGTCCCAAGGACTCTCCAGCTGCTTTTGCACCTGGTGCGTTCTTGCCTGCACGACCTAGTGTGTCATTTAATGCTTTTTTAACATCAGCAGGATCTGACAATTGTGATGCCAATGCAGCATTAACATCAGCCCCAATCTCTTTGCCGTATTGTCTGGCAATAGCTCTCTTTATTTTCCCAAATATATTTTCTTCTATAAAGCCAGCACCTTTGCCCAAACCTTGAGCTATATTAGTGCCAATAGCTGTAGAAAGACCTTTAACCCCGCCCTTGACTCTTCCAATATTTTTGTCAAGAAGATGTGCGGCACCAGCAGCCACTATGAGTCCCGCACCCATAGCGGCTACACCTGCTCCCACAGGTCCAGTAAAGAGAGCAAGAACTCCACCTATACCAACCATCATTGATCCAAAGAACAACGCTACTTCTTTTCCAAAATTCATTATGTACATAAATGCATCAATTGTTGCATTCAGAACTGCTTCAATCATAGAAGAAAGTAATGGTCCAAGTTTCGGAAGCAAGCCAGCTAAAAATCCAAATAATTTTTGTAGTGAATTAAATGCTTCATAGGCAAGTGACAACAATAGACCTTTGAAATTTTTAATAGCTGAGGCATCGCCTCTAAATACACCTGCGATGGTTCTTCCTAAGAGGATAAACCTATTGATCATTCTTGTTAATACAGGAACAATCACTTCTTGCATATACCTCATTCCTGGACCTTTGGCAAACCTGCTAAATGCATCTGCTACATATTTCACTAATCTTGACAAAGTGTGCAAGGCTCCAGACGCAGCGTTAGCACCACTAGTTGCTTTGCCCAAACCACCAAATTTACCAATCATCTCCATTAATGGTTTTGACAATGTTATGATTGCTTCTCTTATAGAAATCCATGCATTCTTGAAGTTTTCAACTGCTGCATTGTTCTTGACTAATCCTGACTTCATGGACATCACAAGACCAGCTATAAGGATAAACACAGGGGCTATTAGCAGCATTGCAAATTTCAATTTAATAGCCATTGTCAAAGTAGAGAACAGTGTCTTAGTAACACTTGCGAACATTGCTCGCAAACCTCTTCCAACTCCAGTGTAGGCACTTGCTTGAATAATAAGTCTTTGGAATAGAGGGATTGTTTCTGCAAGACCAGCGGCTACTCTCTTCTTAGCAACAGCGTCAAGTGCAACGCCAACCGCTTTCATTCTTGTTGTATGAGATGTAAACAAACCAGCTGCAGCACTAGCAGACCTTAGCGCTCCAGTGATTTTGTTCATTCCAGTAAATAAAAGGAAAGTCCAAGCCTTTATAATCTTACTATTTCTCAATGAGGCAATCATTTGTGAAAATGCTGGGGCTACTTCACTCTTAACGACTGTGCCGAGTGCTCTCATAACAAATGCAGTTTCTACTGCGCTTGACTTTATTGAATTCATTGACACTCTATTGATGACAGCAAGTGCTTTAAAAGCTCTTCCTAAGAGACCAGTTTCATCAATAACTTTTCTTCCACCAGACAACAGGTATGTCATTGACTTGGCAACTTTCATTGACATGTCAGTGCCAGAAGCAACTGTGCTTAGCATTGTCTTGACATACAACTGTGCAAATCTTGTTAAGCCATCACCAGCAAGAGAGAAGCCCTTATTAAATCCGCCAGCAATTGAACCAGATATCATTTTATTAAATGAACTTAGCTTGCTCTTAACTTTGTCAAGACTGGACATGTCCATGCCCTTAAATGCGGCTTTTGCTCCAGATGAAGCAGTAGCTGCTCTTGATGCGGCAACACTGCTTAAAACACGAGCACGAATGTCTGCAGCTTTTGTTGCTGCTCTAGCTGCTCTAGCATCTTCCATTACAGCAGGAATTTTTGTCGGAGCTTTTACGCCAGTTAATCTCTTAAGCCTGTCAAGTCTTTCATCGGAAAGAGGTACGCCAGTTCTTGTCTCAATTCTGTCCTTTAGTGCTTTATAATTTTGTCTAGCCTTTGCTTGAACAACTAATGGGTCAGTTGCTGGTTTTGCTTTAGCTGCATCCTTAGCCGCTTTAGCGGAATCTTTCATTTTAAGATTTAAATTATCCGCACTAATTAGTTTCCCTTGAAAGATGTTTGGTCCCTGGAAGAAGTTTGGTCCTTTGAAGAAGTTTGCAAGTGAGCTATCAAATTGCAATGTTTGCTTTTCAATCGCTTTAATAATCCCGCTACTACCGCCAGCCGCAGCGGTAAGCACACCAGCAGGGGTTCTTGGTCTTGGTGTTCTTGGTGCTTTTGGTGTTCCAGCAGAACCAGCGCCAGACCCAGAAGCGGCACTAGCGGCTGCATTGGTGAGGGCAGGTGCAACTGACGCAACATTAGTTGTTGCAGCAGATACAGCCTTAGCCAACCTATCGGTTGCAATCTTTGCATTGTTTGTTGCTGCGGCGAGTTTTTCTTTAGCTTCTTTTAGAACAGTTGTAGAAGTCCTGCCTGCTTTTTCAGCATTCATCTGCTCTTCAGATACTCTAGCGGCTGCCTTAGCGAGTGTATTTAATTTTGTCTTCAGTTCTTTCTGAGCAGCTTGAACCTTCAAGCCGCTTTCCGATGCCAACTGCTCAGCAGTCATTGTTGCAATTTGGCTTTCTAGTTTAGCAATTTGAGCTACCTTAGTTTTGCCCAGCGCTTTCGTAATTTGCTCATCAACAGTAAGCGCTGCAGTCTCTTTCCCTGTTGCGGCAGTCAATGCTTGCTTAGCACCTGTGTTTTCACCTGTAGCAGCAGTAGATGTTTCTTCAACAACAACTTGTTGTTTTTTTGCTTCAGTTTCTATTTCTGTTGCTACAGTATTTTCATTTTTAGCAGCTGTGTTTGCTTCTGTTGAAGCAATATTCCCTTCAGTAGCCGCAGTATCTATATTTACAGCTTTTGTATTTTGCTTCTTTGACCTAGTGTTATTTTCTTTTTCTGGGACTTCCGCAGATGGAGCCTCTTCTGCTGGTCGGATGATAGGCTTGAGAAGCCCCCTCTCGCCTGCTCTTTGACGAGTCACTCTAGAAAGAAGACCATCATCACCAACAAGCTTTGCTTTCAATTTAGCTTTTGTAAAACCGCCAGATGAAATTTGATCTTCTAAATCATTAAGACCTACAGAAGCAGCAGTCATCGTGTCGTAGATAACGCCCTGCAGTGTTTGTGCTAACTTGTCTCCATTCTTTGCAAACAAGCCAAGAGATTTTTTCCAAAAACCAATACTATTATTTGCTGTTTTCTTACCAACCTTGGCAGTTTCTGATGCGGCATATGTCCAACCTTCATTTACCGCTTTGCCAAAATCTTGAACGACTTGATTTTCAACAGCAGCAAGTGCGGCTACAACTCTTCCTTGAGTTTCAGGGATGACTGACATATCAAGCAATTGAGCAACTTTCCCCGCATTCTTTCCAGCGCCAAGCGGTTGTATTCTCAATACTTCTGCAGAGACCGCTTTTAGAAGATCCTTTCTAACTGCACCCATTGATGCAGGGAGTTTGTTAACAATATTATCTACTGTTTGATTTATTAAATCTCTATATGTCTGCGTTGCGCTCGCAACTGCATTTTTGACAGCTCCACCAGCATCAGCAAAATAAGCACCACCTGGTCCCATAAGACCACGAGCCATACCGAACATGCCTCTTGATTGCGCACCCTTTGGCGGAGCAACAGAGGCTTTCGGCTTTGGAAAACGCATGGCTTCTTCAGCGGCAATATATTCTCTTCTTACTACAGCAAAATCTGCGGCTGATTTTGCTCTTGCAGCGGTTGCTGCAGCCGACAGTTCTTTTCTCATTTCTGTAAAATGCTTTCCAAGAGCAGTGCCTTCTGCCTCAGTTCCACCAGCAGCCATAAATGCTTTTTTGGCTTCTGCTGTTAGACCTTTTGTTTTTATCAAATCAGATTGAGCTGCTGGGTTGTAAGCCTGAGACATCGGGTTGTAAACATCCATGTTTACACTTTCCGCAGCTAAGTGCCTGGCTACCTCAGCTTTATTTAAATCGTACTTACCATTCGTTATCCGTTGAGCGATTGCTTGCGCTGTAGCTTCATCCATTGATGAAGCAATTTTTTTTGCTTCTTTAGTTAATGCAAGTTCATACAAAGCTCTTGCTTTACCATCCATACCCTGCACAGGGATTGATGAAACATGTGATTTAAATAAACGACTATAATCTTCTTTATTTCTGGCAAAACTTTGTATACCAGATTGCGCTGCGAGATTTTCATGCGTTTGAGCCATCAACATTGCAGTATCCGTTTTTGTTGCTGGTATTATTTTTTCAAAACGGTTGTATGAGTTATACTCAAGTAGATCTCTTGCAGTTGCAATTTCTATTTTTTGAGCTTCAATTGCTGCATCAAGAACTTCCCTAGCTCTTCTAGCTTTTTGTCCACCAACTTTTCTCAAGTTAGATCTACTATTTTCTAATCTACTTAAATTAGCACGACCAGCCTTAACTTGATCTTCAAGTTCAGTAATATATTCTTGACTTGAAGATACAAGAACATTTTCAACACCTTCAGGAATAACAGCACCCTTGATTGAATCTAAGGCAGCATATTCAGCTGCTCTCTTTGCTGCAATCATGTCTTGATATGCTTGGGCAGCTGCTCGGCTTTCAGATTGAGCTCTTATACCACCAGCAACAAGTTTATTTTTTTGATTATTTAATTTTCTGAGCAGATTTTGCCTTAGAGATTTTTCTGGACCTGGAAGAGATCTGCCTTGATCTTTTAATTGCTCTTCAAACAGACCTTCAAATATTGGCAACTTAGTTGCGTGTCTTCCAGACAAAACATCAGATGGTCTTGATTTTTGTGATTTTTCGTATGCTGACCTAAATGGGAAGAACTTTCTCCTCTGAACTGTTGGGTTAGCATCAAACTCACCAAATGGGTTTTGCGGGCTTAGCGCAATTTGTTCGGCTAATTTCTTTAAAAAAGCTTTCTTTTGACCTTGAGCAATTTGGAATTCTCTATCAACATGTTTAATAAATGCCCACTCATCTGGGACAACTACACCAGCTTTTTGGAAAACATCTGCCATTTCTTTAAATGAAAGAGAGACAATTTTTCCAGCACCACTACCAGAAGTTACTGCCTTGACTGCCTTAGCAGCACCGCCTGTAGCTGCTTTAGCAGCGCTCTTTACATTGTCAGCCGCTTGCTCAACAACAACAGCCGCTGCCTTTGATGAATCTGCTACTACCTCAACAACTTCCGCTACAGGAGCCACTGTTGCACTAGCAGCTGCACCAACAACTGCATCAAGTGTTTGCCTTACTTTTCTTGGCGAACCACGAGTTGCATTTGCTTTTGGTTTAACAGAGTTTCCAATAACTTCATTAGCTTTTGCAATTTCTTGTTGAACGATACCACCCAATGCTTCCACCTGAGCCTGAGCTTCAGCAGCTATTCTCTCAACACTTGCTGCAATAGGTGCGCCAATAGTTGCAGCTTTTGCTACATTCTTTGCTGATGGAATTGATATCTTTCTCGTGCTTGCTTGATCAAATCTTGGGTCTGTGAGATAGCGACTTGGCGTTGCCATAGAGTCAGCCAATCTCTCTTCTTCACCGATAAGTACATCACTGATTCCACCAAAAGCTTTGCGGCTTCCAAACCCACTCGCTGGCCTTCTACCTGATCGTGGAGTGATTGGTGCACCTGTTGGTGTTCCACCTGTTGCTGGAGTTTTTGGAGTGCGTGGTCCAAGACCAGAACTGCCAGGACCAGCAGTCCCCCCTCCAAACTTGTTTCCAATAAAAGTATTGTTTTGGAAAATAGAACCTTTCAAACCTTTTGTTATTTTTTCCGCCGTACTCGTAGCGGCTTTCTCTGTTGCTTTTGCGGTTGATTCGGCAATCTTCTCAGGGATCGTTCCCATATCCGTGAGCATTGATCTAATTAATTCATCAGTGTTAGGCAATCCGAGCTTTGTTGATTTTCCAAGCAGTGTTTTGATTGATGTCTTGTCAGCAGGACCGACTACACCTTTATTTTCAAAAAGTTCTTTTACTGGCTGGGATAGACCAGAAGCATCCATTGGTCGCATATTTCTTCTGCCGAGAAATCTATTTGAATACCCAGGTGCGTCCTTATCTTGCTGGAGCAGGAATTGTCCATCAGTCATTTGAGTTAACTTATTGTAACCTCTAGTTATATTTGGGTTTTCCAATATCTGAGCGAGCGACACGCTTGTAGCACGAACGCCCTTTAATGTTGCACCAAGACCATCTGCTGCATTCAGCATTTTACCTAGCGAACCAATAATGCCGCCAAAAGCCATTTTGAATGTTGCACCAAGTAATCTAATTTGTGGTATCAGTATTAAAGTAAAAGCTAAAAAGCCTATAATTTTTTGAGTAAAAGGAGAAAGCTTCTTTAAGAAATCCCCAATACCCTGTATCACTGGGAGTATTGCGCCAATTACTTTATCAACGATTGGTGCAAGCGCTCTTCCTATCTGCAGCATCGCTTCTTTCAACTTATTAAATTTAACAGCTACTGAATCAACAGCCAACCCCAATTCTTGTTCCATCTGGATTGAAGCTGCCGCAACTCCACCAACGGCTTCGGTGAAGAAAATCTTTCCAGCCTCAGTGCCAACTTTAGATAAGTAATCAGCGGTATCTGTGTATGCCCCTCTTAACGCAGCGTCTGCATCTTTCTGACCTTGTTGAACCAGGCGGGCTTGAATTGTATATTCACCATTTACTTCTTCAGTAGCTTTCCTGTGAACATTTGCTAAATCAACAATTTTCTTTACTGAGACAGCTTCATAGCCATGACCTGTTAGGCGTGCATTAATACTTGCTTCTAATTGAGCGGCAATCTTACCTTCCGCTGTTGATGTGTTATCAAGAGCTTTCTGGAACACAGCCAATTGCCGAATTGAAGTCTCCATTCTTGGACCTTGACGAACACCAAAGAGTCTTGCAAAGAATTCCAATGTTCCTTGTTCACCCTTAATGCTTAACAGATTATTAAAGCCATCAACAAGTTGCTGAATGTTTTCCATTCCAACACCTGCCGCATAGTTAAAGTCATCTCCAAGGGCTTGATTTAACCCCTGAATAATTTGCGTGTTTTGCTTTGTCATAGCAACCATTCTCTGGAGGGAGACCTTGATTGAGTTAGCGGAAGCGCCCACCTGGAATCCAGCAGCAACCATCGGAGCCAGCATTGCTGCTGTCTCAGTCATTGACAAACCGAATGTAGTAGCAGCTGCTGATACTTCAGGGAAGGCATCGGCAAGGTCTTTCAATGACAATGTTGTTTTGTTTTCAACCATGTTGAAAAGAGCAAGCTGTCCTTGTACCTCACTAAGAATCTGCCCCATCATTTTGGGGCTAGACAGGTCAAGGCTGTAGCCTTCAGCTGCAGCCATGTCTCTTCTAACTCTCAAAATGTTTTGATATATTGACTGAATAAAGTTTTGAGACTGAGTGATATCAAGATTACCCAACTTCTCCACTGCGGCAGTAAACTCTGTTAATCTTACAATCGCAGTATCTGGAACACCTAATTCAGCAAAGTCACCAGCAAGAGATTGAACAAGCACTCTGGATGTACCATACTTCGCCGTAATCTTATCCAGTTCAAAACCTAAAAGCCTAACCTTATCACTCGCCTTACCGATAGCGTCAGCACCAGTTCCAAATTCATCAGCGATAAGCTTAGTCAACCTTCTTGTTTCTTGATCTAATCTTGCATAAGAAAAGAAAGCGGTTCTTAATGACAACAACAAAGGCGCAGTTGCAGCCGCAAAGTAGTATGATGTTCTCTGAGCTATTTGCCCCGATGCCTGAAGTTTTTGACCAAACTTTTCAATAGCATTTGTTTTTAAAACTCTATTCAATGCATCAGCAGAAGAAACAACCGAAGTTAAATGAGTATTAGCTTGCCTGTATGACGCAGAAAGCGCTGGCGACATTGTTTTACCACTTGCCGCAACTTTTGCCTGCGCTGCCGAAAGTGCGTTTAATTGCTGGGTAGCTTGTTCTACGACTCTATTTGTTAAGACTTGACCTTTACGATATTCAGCGAGGGCGTTATGCACCAAGCCTGTGCTAAGCCTTGTTCTATCTAATGCTTTAGTTAGAGTGTCTTGAATTGAAAAACTGCGTGTAGCGCTTTGAGAAAGATTAACTAATTGCTGGGATAGCGAGACAATGTTAGATGTTAAACCAGCAACGGAGTCAGCACCAGTAACCGATGCATCTATACCTATTCGTGTTGTTGAGTCACCAGTGTCAGACATAATTCAGCCAATAACAATTATCGCATATTGGGTTAATTAAAGCAAGGTTATTCACCTTTCTTTACCGTTTCATAACCCATACCAAACTTCATGTCCATAATGTCATGAACTTGCGCTGCTCTAGGTGGCTCTGGATCGTACCAGTCATCATCAAAATCAACCTCAGCACCTTGTGCGGCAGCAGCAATTTTCATCGCCGTACTTGTTTCATTCATGCAAGCACGATATAGCAAAAATAATTCATTCAATGTCAAATGGGTCTCAAGTGATTCAAAATTCACCCAAGAACCCGTTTTGACAAATACTTCCGATTCGTATTTTAGAAGAGGGAGATCTTCCCAGGATTGGTCAGATGAACCAGATCCCTCTTCGCCTAGAAGGAAGGGTCTGAGCCCATTGCAGCCGACATGAGTTCACCGAATGAACGCAAGTCAAGCACATCTTCTAGCTTCTCTTTGTCGTTGCCCAACTCTGGGTCAACCGCTGCGAGAGCAATACCAGCAGCTTCCACCATGATGTCAATATCTTTGTCATCAAGTGTATCTTCACTCTTAAGATCCTTAACGACCTTCATAAACTTTCTAAGATTACGAATTGTTAAAGGCTTAATCGTTCTTGTCTTTCCATCCGCAAACACGATTTCTGTGCCAGCGAGAATATCTTTATTTTTATCGCTCAAAGTATTTCCATCCTTATGTCTCGTATATAAAGGGTTTCGCCCCTCGGTTATTAAGTTTATCACAAAATACCAAGGGGCGATTGCCTTTAGCTAAATTATTTAATTACAATTATGCGGTTTCGTCAACGATTTTGCCGTACTCGTAACCAACATCTGCTACTGTTGGCAAAATTCTAAAGCCAACTGTGAACATTGTTGCTTCTGCACGCTTCATTGCAATTGTGGATGATTCCATTGAAATTGCACGCTTTGTGTAGAATTTACGGGTAAGCAAGTCACCTGCTGTTGAACCAGGTGCTGTACCTGTAACAACGAGTGCCTTCTCGTAAGGGATTACTCCCTGTGCGCCAAACAAGAATGTCTTTGTATTTGCGCCATCATTGTTTGCCTTAACCGAATCTCCGCCTGTCACATCATCGTAGTTCCAAGCTGTTGCAAGGTTATTAAGAGTTCCTTCTGCAAGGGTTGTCTTAACCATTACCTTTACTTTTGACTGAATGATCTTAGCGGCATCGCCAAATTGATCAATTTCAATATCAACCATGTCTGGTTCCCACGAAATTTCCAAACCGTTTTGTGTTGCTCCAATGTCAGCAAAGTTATTCATTGCTGCAATGGTTGTTGCGTTAGCATTCGTACCCAGTTTGATGGTTGCTTCGCCAACGATAATGTTAGAAACATTAACTGCCATTTTACTTCCTCCTATTTATCCAGGCGAAATATCTTTCTGCCTTTCTTATCACGCCATTTAGCGATCTTTTCTATATCTTTAGCATTGACTTCGCCTTGACGATTGCCAATACCGAGACCTTTATTCCATTCAAATTCGTAAACCGAGCTACGAAGTTTAACGACATAACTAGGTGTTTTACCAATGTATGTAATAGTACTATACTCCATATGTTATTATTTTACCATACCCTTTTCTCGCTAGACATTGCAAACCCTAAAATCTAAGTTCATTCTATACCAGCCTTCCTTTTCCAAGGGAGCTACCAGACTTGACCCTATTTGAAAACTGGACAGGATTCTGGAGTTAGTCCCCGTAATCCCACCTACCTGAGCAACTTGGTCAGACTTTCCTAGGATCTCAAGAACCCTTTCGGAAAGCCTAAACAGGCGATCAGCGTCAGTATCAAATATTGAATACCTAATAATATCTTTTCTCATCCAATAAGCTTCGTTGCTCGGAATTGAAGGCTGATAATAATATATCACAAATGGAGCAGTCTCGCCGTTAGTTGCCACAACTGGAAAATAATTCATAGTCTTTCCAGCAATATTAGCCAAACTACTGTCTGCTTTCAAAGCAGTATTTATATCGTAAACACTAAGAGCCAAAATTAACCCCCATGCATTTAGAAATAGATTGATTTAAATTTTCTTTTACAACATTTTTAATAGGCTCAATCAAATAATCAATATCGGCACCAGTTGCATTATGGAAGTGATAAATATCCCCTCTATTTAAAACAACACTAATGCTCAAATCAGCTCCTGGCTCTATTACAAAATCTTGAAAGATACCAGAATAATCAGAAAGGAGTACATCCCGTATACCACCTTCGCTCGCCATCATAGCCTCTGCTACTGCCGATTCAATCTCCATTGGAATCTTTTCAACTTTGTTAATCAATGGCTGTAAATCTCCAGATATCCTTATCATGCTGTTTCAACCACCCTTCTTAAAGTAACTACAGTATGATGCTTTGCACCAGTAAAACCAAACTTTGGCTGTATGCCGACAACTTCGTAAACATAATTATCAACCACATTCCCATTTCTATCTTTTACATTTTGCAACCTATTACCATATGTAATATTTGTATCATATTCTTTCGGGACAAGTGCTTCAAATTTAGGGATACTGTCTTGATATGGACTAAGTCTTCTTTCATCTCCAGCAGAAGAGCTTGTGCTGGGGGCTTGAAATTGAAAAGATATCGTAGCTACTTTTGAATAAGAAGCGTATTGTTGACCAGCCGCATTTGTGCTCGTACTTTTTGTATATATGTCACCTTTGTGAGTGAATTTGAAATAGGTCTGGGAAGCCATTTAAACCACATAGTCCATAACAAACAATGTGTAGTCCATAAGCAATATGTCTGCATCAATGTTCCCTGTTGACTCGTAAAAGTTTTGACCTGTTTGAATTTTAAGAACATCCATATCCGCACTGTAAATACCGTGTCTGCGATAAATTGAGTCATCGTTCATCATATCTTCCAAGAGAAGGTCGGCAGCTTGCTCTATATTATTAGGCACAAATCTCCAACCAAAATCACCTTCAATCCGATATACACTTTGAGGATTAAACTTATTAACAATTAAAAGAACATTTACGCTGTCAAGAACAGATTTCCTAAATTGCACATAATAAGAGCCGCCAAAGCTGTGTGGTTCTTTAATCTTTTCAATATGATTCATTGTTGCATCTTCATAGTCATGAAGTACAATTTCATCATTAGTTCCTGGGTCTGCGGTAACTTTTCTTAAGGTTGCTATTGGATTTGGAAGATGAATTGATTTTTTGCCAGAACCCATAACTTCAAGATATTTGTTTGGATAATATTCAAAAGATTGACCACAAAAAGTATTGATAATATTCCTTACTTTCTTTTCTAATTTATCAAACTTATCAAACCATTCATCTTCAAGAGTCGGGTGGTCTTCAAAGAATGTATCAATATCAATATACGGGGTGTAGACATTAAAGTATTGTGACTGTGTGTATGACACTGCACTTATTGTGTATGTAAAATCAGCACGATATCTTCCTGCAGCATTTAGAACATATATGCCAGAAGCCGCTTGACCGTAGGTGATTGTGTAAACACCAGTTGCTGTCCTAGTTGCATTTGTTGGACCAGAAACAAGAGATCCAAATTCATGGTATAAACTAACTGAAACAACATTTGATGTTGGGTCTGAAGGTAGTGTTAAAGTAAGTGTTTTACTTGTTTCAATCTTTACATCATCCATAATTCAATTATAACAGTATTACTGTTTTTCAGCCTTTAAAAAGTCTGCATTGCTAGTGACACTTCAAAGTCATTTAAATCTTCACCTAGCTGGGTTGTACTAAAAGTTCCGCTAATGTCAAAAGAAACGATAGTGTTACTTGAGTCTTTATAAAATAAAAGACCATCGGCATAGTTAATAGCAAGCTCTCCTACCTCAAGCGAGGTGGGGGCACTATTTGCTGTACCTGAATTTTTAATTTTAATTACATTAGGCATTAAAACCCCTTAACTAGAAAGTACCACCGTCAATAGTAGCAGTGTTCGCAGCAAGCGCTGTGAGTTGCGAGCTGAAAGCTTGAACATCCGTACCAATAGCGAGACCTAAAGCAGTTCTTGCATCTCCAGCAGTTGTTGAACCAGTTCCACCGTAAGCGATACCAATAGCAGTACCTTGCCATACACCAGTACCAATTGTTCCTACAGATGTAAGACTTGAAGTAACAACGCTTGAAGCCAAAGTTGTATTTGAAAGTACTGCCGATCCGCCAATATAAAATGACTTACCAGCGACAATATTGAAATGCTCAGAGGATGTCCAGGCATCGGTAGCATCAACCCAATTAAGTGTCTTATCCGTTGCGCCTTTAATTGTGAACCCAGCACCATCGGCAGTTGTATCTGTTGGTGTTGCAACATTGGCAAGAACAATGTTCTTATCTTCAACAACGAGTGTTGCTGTGTTAAGAGTTGTTGTATTGCCTTGAACAGTTAAGTCTCCAGTGACAGTCAGGTTGCCTGGTGTTGTAACATTTGCTGCCAGAGAAATTGTTCCAGCGTTATAAACAATTTGGTTTTCAGTACCAGACAGAGTTGGGAGTGAACTGTCAACATATGCTTTTGTAGCGGCGTGTGTATTAGCTGAGGGGGTAGGAACAATTACAGTACCAGAAAAAGTTTTATTCCCAGTAATTGTTTGGTTTGTTCCTAGAGTTGTGTATGCACCATAACCACCAATTGCAATAACAGCTGTTGCACTGCCACCAGCGCCACCAGTGCCAGTACCGTAGTACAAAACATTGTCTGCTTCGTTAAATGCTAATTCTGCATTCTCCAGACTTGTTGGTGCACCCGCTGCTCCAGCAGATGACCTTCTTTTAATTCTCAGCGTATTCGCCATCAGTAATTTCCCCCATCCATTAATAAATCGGCTGCACTATGAACATGATCCGCCCTAGCCGCCAAATTGCTCACCCCAACCACACCAGCTCTTGCAATATCAGTGACTGTTGTAGCTAAACTTAAACTCGCTAAATTAATTGTACCACTAGATTGGTTTAATACAGTAATATCAGTTGTAACCGCAACATTTGAGACATCAGTGGTAGTTACCTGTACTGTTGTAATGTCAGCTGACACGGGTTACATCCCCAGTAACAGTACAAACACCAGTAATTAAAGTAGTAACGGTTGCCCCATTTGTTTCTTGAAAATCATAAACATATGAACCAGCAGATATATTTGCGGTATTTGATGAAGTAAGGGACATTACAACAACCCCATTTGCAGCATTAGTAAGGGTTGATGTGAAAGTAGCAGTAATTGTGTCAGAATTTCTTTTTTTTCTAATTTGACCAGTATAAGTTCTGCTTGTAATGTTTACATTAGCATTAGCGCTATCTTTTATACGAAGTTCATGAGCATAAGTATCGCCCTGATAAATACTAATATCCCTAGTTGCAGCCATAATATCTCCTATATGATATTATCAAAGATTGGTTATGCCAGCAATATTGACCAAGTTGCTTGATCTACTTCACCAGTTGCAGGAATTTTATTTTTAGTTTGAAAATCCTTAACCAACTGTGCAGTCTTTGGACCAAAATCACCGTCAATCTTGCATACCACACCATGCTTAACTAAAAGAGTTTGCGCTTCTTTTACGATAGGACCAGCACTTCCTTGCTTAACAAGTCTTTTTTTAGCGGCAGCTTCAACATTCACAGCTGGTGCTGCGGTCTTCGCTACAATAGCGGCTTTCTGTTCTTCCACCGAACCAAACGGGCTGCCTGGCTTTGGATTACGAGCAACATAATCTTTCACTGCTTGCGGTACTGCATCACCACATACATAGCGAATGTGCCAAGGCTCCGAAGGAACAACTTCCCAACTCCACCCAAACTTTTCAACATTGGCAATCAACCAATTAATTCTTTTCTTCTCTGAAGCGTTAGCAATATCAACCGCCAAGCCGAGGTTATGCTGCGACTTACCTGGTGTCGCCAGCATCGCCATGCCTTTCTTCAAATACCAAGTCTTACCTTCAAAAGTTTTTGTTGAACCAGTTCCCGTATCTTGAAGACTGTAGCGACTTAAAAAGCCA